TTAAATCAGTAATAGAGTCTGGAGTTAAAGGAGAACCTGATTCTTTAAATAGTGTGTTTCTAAGATACTTGGGAACATTTTATCCGTCTAAGGCAAAGATTAGGTATATGGAGATTAATAAGTTAAAGAAGGAAGAGAATGAGGAGAAATAATTTTACTAGTTATTATAAATATTTGATACGTTTAAATATTGACTCTAAAAATGATGGAATATATAAGGTTTATTATAATGGAGAACAAAGACTTTGCAATAATCCAAATGTTGAAATATTGTCAATAAATCAACTAACAAAAAATGAAGTTATTGATATATTTGAAGGAACTGAAGGGATTATTGAATATTATGGTGATTTTAAACCTATAGATCCAATATATTATACCCCTTCAATTGAAGAGTTCTACGTTGGACTTGAATATGAAAGATTTTGTAATACGGTTTGGAATAAATATAAATATAGTCAATTTGGACAAGATAAATTAACTACAGTATTTTATAAAATTCAAGAAAAAGAAATTCGTGTTAAATACCTAGATAAAGATGATATTGAGAGTTTAGGATTTGAATATGATGTCGATCAATCAGGCGAAGAATATCCTTCTTTATATGAAGAACATGGTTGTTCTAATGCTTATATTTTAGATAAACAATTAGATTCCATAAATACATGTTGGATTATATATCACTTCTCAGATAATTTTCTAACTATAGAAAGAATAGTCAATTGTTCTTCTAGTAAAGATGATATGTTATTTAGAGGAACTATCAAGAACAAATCTGAACTTAAGAGGATCTTAGAAATGATTGGAGTGTTATGAGAAACATTTTAGATAATTATTCGCTTGATAATCAGTTTTGGCAATACAATCCACAGTTTACAGCAATGAATCCTTTCCGTAAGTTGTACAAGTCGGACAAGTCTCGCAATAAGAGGGTCAGTTCTGATCTCATGTGGGCAATAACTTTAATTTACCATCCTGAGTCCGACTGGTACAACCTTCCAGATAAAGAGGCAATGGCTGCTAAAGATATTCTTAAGAATAAGGAATTAGATTGGTCAGTGCATGAGGAATTGGTTACAGCGTTTAAAGATATGTGTTTATCTCAGGCAGAGAAATCGTTACTTGCGTGGGATACTAGAATGAAGGATAGGGATAAGTTTTTAGAGGGCCAATCTTATACATTTGGAGAGGATTACGTGGACGATGATGGAGTTATGCATACCACTAAGTCAAACGTTAAAGAACTTGATGAAATGGCCGCTAGAACGTCAAAACTATATCAAGAGTATTTTAAGATAAAGGCTGACTTAGAACGCGAAGACACTATTAAGAAAGGTACTAAGATTTCATCTTTATCTGATTCTGGAGAAATTTAAATATGATTAATAATGATTGTTTTTTAGAAAAAGAAATACCTAGATTTCATGCTATAACTCAGAAATATGATAGATTACAATATTGGAGAGAGCAGAAGAGACGTATAATTGAAGGTTATTGGGTAGGGGGCAAATGGATGCCCCCTGAATTGTATTACTATGTTAACTTTCACACTATCACATTTGAAGATGGTGCATTTATGGGAACTGGAAGACCTTGGTTACGTGATCTTGAGTTTGAAAAGGCATATATATGGACAGAGGCATGTGGATTTTCTGGTTTCACGGGCGATTCGCTTCACACTTGTCATAGATGGTATGGACCAGAAAAAGATAAGGCTTTGAAATATGGATGGATTACTAAAGAAGAATTATCTAAAAAGATCTATGTTCCAGCTAGAGAGTATTTACAAAGGATACATCCTGGAAATCTTGGCAAGCCATTATATTTAAACGAGGCTAAACATATTATTGACTTAGAGTCCAGGGGAGGAGGTAAGTCTTTCTGGGCATCAGGTTGTATAGTTCATAATTATATAACTGATGGAGCTAGGGATTATGATGAATATTTATCAAAGACAAAAGCTGGTAATCCAATGAAGTCTGAGGGATTTGTTGGATCTATAAATCAGATATATTCTGACAACTTGATTGATAAAGTTAAAGTTGCATTTGAATATCTTCCAGACAAACAAGTTATTAATACAGGTAAAGAATTCGAGGTATTTCCTTCTCCATTATCTAAAGCGTGGACAGGTTCACTTGCGGCTTCTAAAAAAATTACAGCAGTTACTTCTGGATCCATAATTCACCATAGAACATTTGGAGATAATCCATTAGCAGCTAACGGAACTCGTCCAAATAGAGTTTGGATAGACGAAGTCGGTTTCATGCATAATATTAAACAAGCATGGGAAGGAACTGAGGCTACTCAAGCGTCCATGCAACATAAACGACTTGTTATTCATGCAATGGGTACTGGTGGTTTAACTTCAGGTGGAGCAGCATTATATACTCAGGAAATATTCTATGATCCAGAAGCATATGGATGTTTATCGTTTGATGATATATGGGAAGGTCGTGGAAAAATAGGTTATTTTGTTCCAGGAACTAAAACACTTAATCAATTTAAGGAGACTGATAATTATATTACTAACGAGGATAAAGCATTAGATTACGTTCTTACTGAACGCGAGGATGCCAAGAAAGCTAAGTCTGGTACAAAATTAATGGGTGTTATTATTAATAAACCCATAGTTCCATCAGAGATATTCCTTAGAGCAGAAGGTACATATTTTCCAGTCGCTGAATTAAAAAGTAGACTTGCTGATATTGAGTCAAGGGAATCATTATTGTCTGCATCATATAGATATGATTTCAATATGTACCAAGGAAAAGTAACTCCATCTGTTTCAATGAAGAAACCAATTAGGGATTATCCATTGATTAGAGGAGCTGAAATGGATTCATGTGTTGAATTATATGAACTTCCTAAAAGAGATTCACAGGATAATATTCCAACTGGAAGATATATTGCTGGATGGGATCCAGTTTCAACAGATGGTAATGAGAATGCAGAGAGATCACTTCAATCATGTTTTATAATGGATTCATGGACAGGTAAAATAGTTGCTGAGTATTCAGCTAGGACATATCTACATGAAGATTATTATGAACAGGTTAGGAGGCTATTGATGTTTTATAATGCTAGATGTAACTATGAAAATAATATTAAAGGTCCATATGCTTATTTTAAGAATAAAAATAGTTTACACTTATTGTGCGAGACTCCTGATATTCTTAAAGACATGTCTCTCGTGTCATCATCTGCAAAGATTGGTAATACTTCACTTGGAACACATGCTACGCAAGAAGTGGTTTCATGGGGATTATCATTAATTAAATCATGGTTAGAAGAACAGGCATATAATGAATCTGAAGATGTTAGAAATATTGATAAGTTAATGTCTCCAGCATTAATAAAGGAATTGATTAGTTATAATCCAGATGTTAACGTTGATAGAATTTCAGCATTAGTTATGTTGATGATATTTAGAGAAGATAGACGTAAGTATACTGAATTTGCTAAAAAAGAGAGTGTTAAAAAGAAGAGTTCTGATAAATTTTGGAATAAAGCATTTTATGGTAATAATAGATATACTATGAATGCTTTACGATTTGAAAAGGAGTTTAATAAGTAAAGACTATATGATTATGAGAAATATTTGGTATTCATAAGATATATTGTTATAATTGAAAAAATTTTTGACAAATGACTAATAATTCATATCCAATACATTTTCCTGCACAGAAGAAGTCTACTAATAGTAAAGATTTAAATGGCAAAGATTGGTACAAGCAATGTGTTGAATCTGCTGAGGGTATGGCACTTTATTATGAGATGGAGTCTCATAGAAAGATGGATGTTTGGGAAAATCTATACAATGGACTTATAGATGTTCAGGAAATTGAGAAAGTATTCAATCCAATGGAATTAGAATATGCAGCATTTCCAGCAGCAACCAAAAACTATCCAATAGCCGTACCAAAAATAGATCTTCTTATTGGCGAGGAACTAAAACGTAGATTTGATTGGGTTATTCGTAGTAGAAGTATGGATGTTGATTCTAATTCAAACTCCGATGTAATGGAAATGTTTATGGATATTCTGATTGAGGAAATCCAGAATGCTGGTTACGATGAAGAGAAGATGCAGCAGAGAATTCAGGAATTTGGTAAATATGCCAAATATGATTGGAAGGATGCTCATGAATTAATGGCTACTAGAATAATGCAATATTTGTGGAGACAACAGGATCTTCAGGATAAGTTCAATAGGTCTTTTAAGAATGCTATTGTAATGCGTAGAGAAGTGTTTAGAGTTGAAGACGTTGGAGGGGAACCTTCTGCTATCAGATGCGATCCTAGAAATGTTTACGTATTAAGACAAGGTGATTCTGAGAAGATTGAAGATGCTGATATAATTGTAGAAATCACATATGAACCAGTTGGTAAAGTTATTGATTCATTCTATGATTATTTAACTCCAGATGAAATAGATAGTTTAGAGTCTGGCACAATGAGAACTAAGGCTGGAACTAATCTTGGATATAGTCATATGGCACCACCGATTTATTCTAATCTAGATTTTGGTAACGGTCCAGGATTTATTGATATAAATGAATTTTCTCAAATGAACTTTAGAATGGGCATGCCTTATGATGATGAAGGCAATGTTCGAGTAGTTAGGGTTAGATGGGTTGGACGTAAGAAAGTTGGAAAGTTAACTTATTTTGATGATAATGGTGACGAACAGGAACGATTAGTGTCAGAATATTATAAGCCAAATAAGGATCTTGGTGAGATGGTTAAATGGATTTGGATTAATGAGGCATATGAAGGGACTAGAATTGGTAAGGATATTTTTACTAAGTTAGAACCTAGAAAGATTCAGATGCGTCATTTTGATAATAAGTCTAAATGTTTCCTTGGATATGTTGGCACTGATTATGGCACTTCTTTAATGGAAAGGCTTGAGCCATATCAATACTTATACAATACTTATATGAGAAGGCTAGAACTTCTTATGGCTAAGTATAAAGGTCCAATTTACGAATTAGATTTAAATAAAATACCTGATGATTGGGATCTTGACAAATGGATGTATTATGCAGAAGTTCTTGGATGGGCGCCAATTGATAATTTTAATGAAGCCAAAACTGGTGCCGCTCAAGGAAAGATTGCTGGATCATTCAATACAACTGGTAAAGTATTAGATGCAAATGCTGGTAATATTATTCAGCAAACTATCATGTATCTTCAATTCCTTGAAGATCAAATGGGTAAAATTGCTGGAGTTACCGATCAAAGGCAAGGTCAAATTTCTAATAGAGAAACAGTTGGTGGAGTTGAAAGATCAGTTGTTCAATCATCACACATTACAGAGAGATGGTTCTTTGTTCATGATGAAACTAAACGCAGGGTAATGAATGCATTACTTGATACTGCTAAATATGTATGGAAGGATAAGAAATCTAAGAAGATTAATTTCGTATTAGATGATATGTCTAGAGCATTCTTAGAGTTTAATACATTTGATTTTGCATCAACTGAATATGATCTATTTACATCAAGTAGTTCTAAAGATCTTGAAACTCGTCAAGTTATTCAATCTCTTATTCAACCAGCCATACAGAATGGTGCTTCTCTTAAGCTTGCTATAGATGTAAGTAGAGCAGATAGTTTAACTCAAATGGCTAAGATGATTGAACAAGCTGAAGATGATGCTCATCAAAGACAACAATCAATGCAACAGCAACAACAAGAATCTAATGAGAGAATTGCTCAAATGCAAGAACAATCTAAACAGGCCGATAGGGATCTTAAGCGATATGAGATTGATACTAGAGCTAATACTGAACTTGAAAAAGCTAGAATGGCCAATGAGAATTCTATTGATGTTTCTAAGATTGATAAGGCTGCATTGGATCAGCAACGTTTAGATCTAGATAGACAGAAGCATAGTAATGATGTTTCCATTAAAGATAGACAATTGAATGAGATTCAGAGACATAATATGGAAACTGAATCTATTAGTAGAAGTAAACCTAAAACTAATAAATAATTATGGATAATAAATTAATTGCTGGTGCCTTTAAGGGTAAGGCCAGTAGAAGTTTTGTCTCTGACAAAATCAAGTCAGCTTTAGATAAATCTATAGAGGTAGAATTTGATGCATATAATTCATATAAGGCTATGCATTCGTGGGCAGCATTCAATAGTTATTTTGGAGTGGCCGAATTTCTTAAACATCAATATGAAGGTGAACTTACCCATAAGGATAAAGTTTACGAGTATATGATTGACAGAAATTGTCTACCTAATCCACCTAAAGTTACGACAATAGTTAATACATTCAATGGCATTAAAGATTTATTTATGAAAGTTTTAGATAAAGAAGTTAATGTTGAAAACAATTATAAGTCATTGTATGATATTTCATTTAAAGAAAAAGATTTCACTACTGTAGAATTTTGTAATTGGTTCTTAAAAGAACAAGTTGAGGAAATTGCTGTAATTATTGATTTAATTGATAGGATTGATGCTTTAGGTGGAGATCCAACTGCAATAGGTTTACTTGATCAAGAATTATTAGAAAAATACGGAGGATAATGAGTATATTTGATATATCAGAAAAAATGATTAAGTCTCCTTATCTTATTGAAATGGGAAAGGGAAAACTTAGCAAATGGTTTAAATGTTCAGAAGAAGACATAATTGAAGCTAGAAAATTAGCCAGAAAAAAGATTAGATCTAAGAGGTTGCCAAAGATATTGATATTTGATTTGGAGACTAGTCCATTACGTGCCTACATATGGTCTAGATGGAAACAAAACATCTACTTAGATCAAACTATTTCAGAATGGTTCTGTTTAACATGGTCAGCAAAATGGTTGTTTGGATCAGAAATAATTTCAAATAAACTTACTCCTGATGAAGTTAAACGTGAGGATGATAGTAGGATTATTAAAGAATTGTGGAATCTTATAAATGAAGCTGATATAATTATTGCTCACAATCTTGAGAAGTTTGATGCTCCAAAAATGAATGCAAGATTCATTCTAAATGGACTTCCTCCAACTAAACCTTATCAGACTATTGATACAAGGAAGATATCTGCTAAACAATTTGGATTTAGTTCTAATAAATTAGATGCACTTGCAATCTATTTTGGATTCGAGACTAAAATGGATACTGATTTTGAATTATGGGCTAAATGTATGGAAGGTGATAAAGATGCCCTTGCGTACATGGAAGAGTACAATAGATATGATGTAGAATTACTTGAAGAAGTTTATTTGAGACTGCGTCCTTGGATTAAGTCACATCCTAATGTTGGTTTATATATGGAGGCAGATTATCCAGTATGTTCTAATTGCGGAAGCAAACATCTTCATGAAGATGGTAACTATTATACATCTACTGGAAGATATACAGTTTTAAGGTGTAAATGTGGAGCTTTATCTAGAGTCAGAACTCACAACATGGATAAGGAAAAGAGGCGAAATTTGGTCGTCTCAGTAGGCAAATAATAGGTAAGGACTATAGAACCAAAAAAAACATTTGCATCATATTTAGTTATAAATTATATTTGTATCGAGTTTTAAAAATAGAGAGTTTTTATGAGTAAAGAGAAGAGTGATCAAGGTTTATCATTTGATGATATAAACCTATTTGGGGATATGGCTGGACTACTATCTGAAGTAGATAATACAGCAGAGACTCAAGAGCAAAATGAAGATAATGATAATTTAAGCTATATTTTTAATCAGGAGGAAACTCCTGCTGAGGAAATTGAGCAAGAGGATGAATCTAATGATGATTCTGATGAGGATATTAAAGATAGTGAGGATACCGAATCCGACAATGAAAACACTACAGAATATGATGACTCTTCTTCTCTATTAATTCCATATGCTAAAATGCTTGTCGAGGACGGTATCCTCCCTTCTATGCAAATAGATCAATTCGATGGAACTGCAGATGGTTTAAAGAATGCAATGATTGGTGAAATTCAAAATGGTATTAATTACTATAAGGAAAGCCTTCCAAGAGAAATTGCAGATTTAATAACGTCTTATGAAAGTGGAGTTCCATTTGATGAAATTTTAAAAATAAAGTCTGATCAAATTAGATTTAGTAATATTACTGAAGATCAATTAGTAGGAAATGATGATCTTCAGAAGAATCTCTTAAAAGAGTATTACAAGAAAACTACTATGTTTAATGATGATAAGATTAATAAATCAATTGAAAGATTATTTGAGAATGGCGAACTTGAGGATGAAGCAAAATTTGCAGTATCCGAGTTAATTCAAATGCAGTCGCAGGAAGAACAAATTGCTAGGGATAATGCTCAAAAGGAGTATGAGGCATATGTTCAGAAACAAAACGAACAACTTCAATATGCAAAGGATTATATTGCTAAAAATGATGAAATAATCCCAGGAGTTAAAGTTAGTGCTTTAATGAAGGATAAATTAGTAAAGAATCTAACTACTCCAGTTGCATATGATCAATACGGCAATCCAGTTAGCAAGGTTGCAAATTATCTTTCAAAAAACCCAATAGAATCTGAAATCTTATTGAATTATTTATTTGAGGCAACTGAGGGTTTTAAAAACTTTTCTGTATTTGGTAAGGTTGGAAAGAGCAAGGCTATTAGCGAATTAGAGGCTGCCGCTAAAGCAGTTGATGCTAAGTCTTCAGGTACATCTAATAAGTCTACATCATCTAAAATAGATGCAGATTTCTTTAGTGCCTTAAAAAATATGGGTCTTTAATGTTAACAAAATTTCTTAACAAATAAAAATTATGAGTGTACTTAATTCTGGTTTTCCCACTATGCGAGTGGAGTCTAAAGATTGGGCTGGTTTAACCACGTCTAATCACCTCGGAGCACTGTTTGGAGAACGTCCTGAAATGATTAGTAAATTTATCTCACGTTTAGAATACATGGATCTTGGTGAGGACTTGATTTCTTATATGGAAAAATTTCCAATCCATTATTTAAGTGATGATAAAGAATTTGAATGGTTGCTTCAAGGCGCTGAGGAGAAAAATATTCCTCTTGTAAAAGCTACCGATCTTAATGGTGATGAATTCATCGCTACTGCAGAACCTGGAAAGAATGGCGAACGATTCTTGTTGTGGTTTCCTGAGAAGTTATTCTCTAAGCAGCATGTTATTGTTGGTATGAATCCAGACTTGTATAAAGTTCTTCTTCGCACAGAAGGCGAAATGCGTGGTACATACTTCGTATATGAATGTGAACTTGTAACTGGTAATCCAGAAGATTTTGTTCCAACTGAAGAATTAGCCGCTGGAACACGTTGGAGTGTTGAATATAGTTTGTCTGAACAAATTCTATCTAAGGATGGTTCCGATATTAGCTTCACATCTCCATTTAGAATGGCTAACCGTATGTCCATGATTCGGAAGAAGCATCTTGTTCCTGGTGAAATGATCAATAAGAAAGAGAATGATCCAGTAGTATTTGGTGTTGGCGGTAAAAATAACCAACAATTTAAGACTTGGTTGAACCGCTTGGATTGGGAATTCATGCGTCAATTCCGTCGTGAAAAAGCTAAACTGTTAATGTTCGGTAAATCTAACCGTAGAGCTGATGGTAGTTATGCTAACAAAGGTGATTCTGGTTATGAATTTAAGACTGGTTTAGGTCTTCGTGAGCAAATCTCTCCGTCAAATATTTTCCACTATGGTAAATTTGACATTGAAGCAATGGTTGATTATTGCTTGTCATTATCAGTAGGTCGTCTACCTGAAGATTCTCGTCGTTTCGTAATTGGTACTGGAGAATTTGGCTTGAAGACTATCTCTCGTTCAATTGAAGCGTATGCTGGAGCAAATGCTCTTGAATATAATCGTCTACCTGAATTAACTCCTGGAAGTCGTGGAACTTATCGTAGAACTCAATTCGTTAAGTTGGCCGATATCAATGGTATTACTTTGGAATTCATGCATATTCCTCAATATGATGATTATGTACGAAATAAGAAATCACATCCAGAAGGAGGTACTGCAGAGTCACATCGTATGACTATTATGGATTTCGGTACATCACAAGGTGAGCCAAATATTCAATTAGTTCGTGCAAAAGGTTTTGAAGAAACTATGGGATTCATTCCTGGGTTACGCGATCCTTATTCTGCTGGTGGTGTTGGTAAACCTAAAATGATGGCAACATCTGTTGATGGTTACGAAATTCATAAAGCCGACTGGTGTGGTATTATGGTTAGAAACCCAATGAGAATGGGCGAGTGGTTGCCAAATATTTTAGATTAATATTATCATAATATTTGAACTTTACGTGTAAATTTTATATCTGTGGTGGATGGTAATAATGCTATCCACCACATTATAAAATCTTATTATGATAATGGAGTATTTAATTGAGAATTTCAAACTTAGTGGTAAGGTTATTAAAAATAATATTTATAATTAGCATATGAATGAAACAATTTTAGATTTAGAGGAGAAGTATTTAAAAAATATTAAAGTTGAAGTTAAACCTATTGTAAGAGGTAGATCATTTTTTCCTAAAGGTCATGATGGAGAATTTAGATATTCTGGATGTTATGAGGAATTTACATTGCCTTATTCATCATCTAAGAGATCATATTCTTCAATATTTGATAGCAAGGAAGAGCAAGCATTCTTTGAGAATATTCTTAATAAAAAACCTGGAGCATTAAGTTTCTATGATAGGAATAGTGAATTTTGGGGTAAAGAATTCAAGGTTAAGATTTCCAAGGAAGGCAAGACATTGGATTTATCTATTCCAATGCACATGTTAGAATATAAAGTATTATTAGCTAATACACATTTAGTTGCCCCAGATTGGACATCAAGATTCAAGAATCCTGGATATCAATATGCAGTTGTTGATGATGGACAGATTCAAGAGGACAGTTATAAAGCTGCTGCCAAGAATGAGGAAGCTATGGATATTTTCTTTAAGATCCGTAAGAGCAATAAGAAGATGTACGATGTTCTTAGGTTGCTTGGAAAGAAACCAGCTAAAACGAGTATTGATAATACAGCATGGTTGAAATCTGAGATTAATAAAGTTATAGAACAGAAGCAATCTAAACCTGGCCTTATTGGAATTGATGATTTTATTAGGGTGGCATCTGATAGAAATTTATCAGAAAAAGTATTTGTTCTTGATGCAATTGATCTTGGTGAAATAAAACTAGATGGTTCTACATATAGGGTTAATCAGACTAATGCAATTATAGGTCGTAGTTTAGAGCAGGCCATAGAATGGTTTGCAGATCCTCGTAATCAAGAGGATAAGTTGTTTATAGAACAACGCCTTAAACTTAATGATAAGTAATAACTATCTAACACGCAATTAGATGCAATCCAACGAAATGAAATTTAATTTCCAGTTAAAGTTTGATAGTTTATTTGAGTTTTCATCACCAGCATATGATGATCGTCAAATAAGTTGGCTTTTAACTGAAGCTCAATATAGAGTATTTATACGTCATTATAATCCACTTGGCAATAAGTATCAAAAAGGTTTTGAGAATGACGAACAACGTCGTAAGAATCTTGAACAATTTATAGAAAGTGCAAGTATTAGTGGTGCAGGATTTACTGGTGCTATTAGTTATACTGGAGATTTTGAAATTGGTAGTAATATAATTTCTAATATTTCATCAACCACTGGATTAAATAAAGGTCTTGTTATTAATGTAGATATTGCTACTCTTCCTGCCAATACAGTTATAGATTATATTATCGACGATTCAACTATACAAGTATCTGCAAATGCTTTAGCTGACAGTACTGATACAGAATTTTTATGTGGTATTGGAAAGTCTGCGCATCAAGGTGGAGTTCATAAGAATGGAACATTCCTTGATTTGCCCTCAAACTTTTTATATGCTATAGAAGAATCAGTTATTACATCTGCAACTTCTAATGAAGAGGTTTTTGTTCTTCCAGTAAGGCATGATCAATATAGGGCTAACATTAGACATCCATATAAAAAACCATATACTAATTTAGTATGGAGAATGGATTTCTCTAAAGAAACAAAACCCATTGGTACAGACTCTACTGGTTCTAGTAAACGTACTGAATTAATAACTGACGGATCAACGATTTCTGAATATAGAGTTAGATATCTTCAAAGTCCTCCAGATATTGTGGTAGATGAAGTAACTCCAGCGAATCAGGTTCATTGTATACTAGATGAAACTATTCATAGAGAAATTGTTGATGAAGCCGTTGTTATTGCTAGGGCTGCCGTAGATCAAGAGAAATATCAATTATCTGTTAATGAAGGTAACAGATCAGAATAATTTTTGTATAATTTAAAATGTATTTAAAATGATTGCACAAAGCAATGTTACAACCATGTTGGTTGGAAAAGATTTGGATCTTCAACCCGCTGGCGGTACAAAAGATTCTTTAGCAGTTGGACAAATTGGTGTATACAAAGTAGGTGCTTCTACTTGTGTGGACGAATCATCTCCGCTTGCTGATGGCGACAGATTTCAAATTGTTGCTAAAAAGGCTGACGGTATTTTGGTTTATACACCAGTAATTGAATATAGTAGAATCTCTGCCAAGAGTGCAGTAGAGTATGCTGCTCCAACATATGCATCAAGTGCTATTGGATTTAATGGAACTAGTGGTTCTATTGATGATCAAAACTATACTAATTACACCGCCCATGTAATTTGGTATGACAATTCAAAAACTATGGGCTATGGTAAGCCAGTTAAATTTGGTACTTACTATTCAAGTGGTTCTGCAACTCAGGCTGAAATTGCTGCTGGGTTTGTTCAGAATTTAAACAAGAATGCTAAGCGTGAGAATCCTCAAATCATTAAAGCTGAAGTATTGATCAATGATGCTGGTACTGCATTAGGAACAGCCGTTGATACAATTACTTTGAAAAATGGTTCAGTCTATTTTACTGCTGATGACATTGATGATGCTACTACTAATGCTGCTTTAGCTGTAGGTGATTTCTTGAGAATAGGAACTGGACTAACAGATTCTTGTTACAAGATTGTTGCTATTGATGCAGTTAACAATATTGGAACTCTTGATACCGCTTATCAGGGAGCTGATTATTCTGCTGAAGATGTAGCATTTGAACGTATTCCTGCTGCTACTGCTGCTACTTCTGATGCTGGAATTAAATTAACTGCACTTCCTACAACTGCTGGATGGCAGGTTGGTGTAAGTCGTTATGATGTAACTAATTTTGATGTAAGTCTTGGTTATGACTTTGGTGTAACTACTCTTACTGAGTTGTCAAAATCTTCCGTAGGTTCTGGAACTTATTATGAAGTTGCTTACAATGAGTGGTTCCTGAAAGGCAATACAACTGAAACATGGCGTGTCGGTAATTATCCAAAACAAGTTAATCTTGAGGCAACTCTTGGTAAAACTTATGATCAAGTTTCTTTGAATTATGTTGATGCTAATGCTAGAACAATTGATCGTTCAGTCGAATCATTTGGTTCAGTACTTATCGCAACCGAAGATGCTTCATCTGGAGCCGTACATGCAAATCTTAAGACTATCTTAGGCATTTCCTAATATATAGTCAAGTTAATAATTAAGTTAACTGGGGGATGGGGTTAATTCCTCATCCCCTTTTAAATTATATAACAATTATGTCTAAGATAAATAAACCATATAATAAAGGTGTTTCTAATAGATTTATATATAAAGGATCTGAATATGATATAAGATATTATAATGATTCACTTTATTTATATAGAGATGATAGGTTCCATAGAAGTATTCCAACATCTGAGACAAGGATTAATCCTCTTGAAGAATTTGACAATAGATTAAATAATTTAGAAGTTAATGAAACAGTATACCAAATATTCGAGTACGTGGGAACGAGCACGTCAGGCTCAATTGAAATACCTGAAGCATCGGCAATCTTCGACATCTTCGGAGATGGGATTCTTGACGCGATTGTGGTCGAAGCTGATATCAATCAAAAACCGACTAATGTAAATTCAATTAATTCACTTGGAGAAATTGTATTAGTTACCTCATTAAATAATAATGGTGAATATACGTTAGATTCTACGCCAATATCAAATTCATGTATACTTTATTATATAAAAATTAGAGATATTGATAAAGGTAATATTCCATTAGAATCTATTATTTCCCCTGGATTACCATTAAGCCAAAGAGCGTCTAATGCATTTTATGTATCTCCATTTAATGGAGATTTTACAAGTGTTAAAGAAGCATGTGATTATGTTTCAACTTTAGCAACAACTGATAATCCATATACAATATATGTATATGGAAAATATACTGAAGATCCATTTAGCGTTCCAGCGCATGTTAAACTAGATTTATCCAATTCTATTTTATACGCATCAAATAATTCATCCATATTTATTACTATGGAGAATAGCACTACTCTATATGGTGGAATAATATATGGTCCAACAAATGATGTTTCAATACTAGTTCAAGGAACTACTGATGAAGTTGTACTTGAAGATGTTAGGATAAGAAGTGGTTATACTGGTATTAAGGCAAATAATACAGGAGTTGTTTATATAAAAGAATGTTCTGTTGTAAATTGTTCTATCAGTGGATATGCTTTATCTAATAGTGCATCTTCTATAATTGCATCTAATGCAGTTAGTTGCGGTACTGGCGTAAAGATTGATGGTAATTTTATATATGTTTTAAGTAGCATGTCATTTGTTAATAATACTATTGATATTGAAACATTAGATGATTTATGTAAACTGTATGGAACGAGTCTATTAACAAATATAGACAAACTTTTAATATATAATTACGACAATATAAGGATAAGTTTTAATTCGGCTAAGGAGGCTGATGAGGCATTGATGACTCTTCAGGAATTACATGTAGGTAGTGCTGAAAAAGGGTTTGAATCTATATTTGGTGAAGGTGATTCATATACTAGAGGAATGTTAGTATATACTTATAATGGATCTTCATATACAGATGTATCAGATCAAGCTAGAAGTGCATCTGCTAGCACATTCACATTTCCAAATAGTTCCATTAATACTTCTATATATATTGCAAGTTCTTTATACAATACTGAATATTTAAAACATTGGGGAGTTAGATGTATTATTTCCCAGCAAAGAATTGGTGGAGATATAGTTATTGAATATTGGAATGGATCATCATGGGTTAATCTAAACGGTTTTACCACAAATGCAAGTTCTCCATATCTTCCTAATGCTAAGAATTATTTCACTAGAACTGGAGATCATCAATTAAGATATGATTTAAAACTTGGATCATTTACATGGGTAAAAAATGATCCTGTTGGATTTGGGCAAAATTTATATTGGGTTAGGTTTAGGATCACGTCATCACCTACACAATTGCCTATATTTGAACAGTTCAAATTACATTCGTCTAAAACTGGGATCAATTCAGATGGATACTTAGAATATTTTGGAAATGCAAGACCATATTCTCAACTTGCAATAAATATTGGGAATGCCAAACCAGTTGCAGGAAACATGCAGAGTGAATCAATTTGGGTTGCAGATAATGTTGGAGTAGGGTTCCAGCAAAATAAATTTACTACAACTGCAGATATATTAGGAATAGATTTTGTATTACCATATGAAACTGATACATCTACTCCAATTCAAGTTGCTTGGGGAGGCAAAGCTAGTCAAGCTGGCGCTATACAGTGGACGGTTAGATTGCATGTTCATAAGGCTGGAGATGTATTATATACTTCAAATCCAGTAAATACGGCAACTGATACTGTAGTATATAATGGTAGTACAATATTGAATGTTAGTAATACATTTATTGTTGAACTTGACGCTAGTACTGCAATTACTAAATACCCATTACAACCTGGAGATTTAATTTGGGTAACAATACAACCTACAGTATTAAATGGCACGTTTACATTAATTGGATTAGTTGCCAATTATGCAAAGTGGTGTACTGGTTCTCACATTTAAAATTAAGTCCATAGCAAATTAAAATATATTTTGCTAAAATATAAATAAATACTATTTTTATAGAATTAATTTAAGATATACATGGCCAATATAGAAGGTTACAGTAAAAAATACAAAACAACTACTGTTAGAACTTATGATAAAAGTGGTTCAGTAGAGTTGGTTTGGGACGGCAAAAATTACAGGATATTCCGAAATGGAATGTTTCTGAGATTGCTCGTACCTGATACTCAGATAAGTACTAAAGAGATAGGATTATATAATCCTAATATACCATATACTTCTGGTAGTACGTTTGTTACATATGCTAATCCAGAATCTCCAGAAGAAGATTTCCATCAGGAAGCTATTTATAGATGTTCTGTAAATACTGTAGCTGGAGAATCACCTGAATCTAATCCTGAAAAATGGATATTACAAGGTAGCACTGCATCTGATGTAGTAATAAATGATATACAAGATTTACCATCTGAACTTAATGATAGATTGCGCGTTGTAAATACTATTGATGATTTACGAAACATAAATTTAGAGTTAAGGTCAAGAACAAATTGGGTGCTTGTTCGTTCAATTGGATGTGTTTATACATATAATTCATACACCGATCATGATGATGATGGATATGATTACATAAAACCTAATGACGTATATATTCGAAGTCGGGGCAGATTCATTAGAACTATGAATTTAAATATTGGCAATTTAGCTAAAGTTGTTGATAATAATGATAGTGTAATTGAATTAAATGAAGGTGATTATATTATAGTTACCGCTCCATTAGTATTGGAGATTATAAGCGCAGCGCAACAAACAAGTGTATATGTTACTACTGAAGGATTTTCTTTAATTAAGAGAGTTGCTTCAAATGGAAATATTAATGATTTTATTGTTTCTAGGATAGATGCTTCATATATAGATTATGATAATATTACGTCTGGATTAGATTCTGACAACGTTCAGGATGCTATTGATGAAATAGTTGCGCAATTAGTGGATCTCTCTAGTACTGGTAATAATATTGGTGGTGGAGCAGAAGTATATAAAGATAATACTGGATCTGTATTAAATCTTAGAACTATATCTGGCAATGGAAGAATGTCTGTTGCTGAAAATGGTGATGTAATAGAAGTTTCAACAACTGCGGAAAATAATACCGCATCTAGTACTGGAACAATAAGTGATGGTGTTTCATTGTTTTCATCTAAAGTTGGAGAAGATTTACAATTTAAGAGAATAAAAGGTGTTGGCGACGTATCTACTAGTGAAGTAGGTAATCATATTGAAATATCATCATCTATTCCAATTAAAGCAAATCAAAATATTGGTAGTGGAATAGGCATATTTTCTAGTATAGCATCTACTGTTGCTAGATTTAAATCATTAGTTGCAGGAACAAATGTAGTTATAATTCCTAGCCAAGATTCCATTATTATAAATGCTATTGGAGAAAGTAATACTGGTGCAAACGTTGGAACTAGTGGTGTAGGAGTATTTCTAAATAAGATTGGATCAATCCTTAATTTTAAAAAGTTAATCGCTGGTAGCAATGCTGTAATAGTAGATAATGGAGATACTATAACAATAGATTCTATTGGACCAGTATCATCTGCTGAAAATGTTGGAGTTGGTGCTGGATTATTTAAATCTTTATCCAATAAACTTCTTGGATTTAAAACATTAATAGCAGGAAGTGGTGTTAATATAACTAATTCTGAAAATGAAATCACAATATCATCATTCTTTTCTGATACTCAATTAGATAAAGTACCTCTAATCTATTCTCAGTTTGATGACTTGACAACTGATTCTGATCCTGGAATTGGGAAGTGGAGATATTCCGTTAGCTTTGATTATATATATTATAATAAATTACATTATTATACTGGAGCTAATTTGCATCCATTTTTAATGGCTATATCAGAGGGAACTAAAATATATTATCATGATAGAACTAATGGCCAGTATGCTACAATAGAAGTAACTGGGCCAGTAATAGATGCGTCTTCATATGTAAAGATTCCAATAAGTATTTATGATTATGAATCAGCTCCAGATCAAGGAGTTATTTGTGGATTTACGTTTTTTGGAGGTAGTTCATCAGGTTTCCTATCTTTACAAGATACTCCTAGTGATTATTCTGGATATGCTAATTATAAATTAGTTGTAAATGGAACTGAGGATGCTATAGAATTTGTTGAAGACGTAGCGGCTTCTCCAATTAGATCAATAGATCAAACTCCAATAATAGTTGAAGATAGCACAATTATCAATATTGCAATTGGGGATGATGTTAAAACATATGAAATAGAAAACGGTGCCTCATATGTTGTTTTTACTATATCTGGCGGCAGTG